GGCTTTGATGTAGAAATTTATCATAGTCATGATAGAAATTTGTTGACAGAAGAAGACACTATGTTTTATGCTTTGCTAACAAGGGGTATGGTGTATACTGCAATTAAAGACACAGACCAAGTATTAGAAGATGGTCGACAAAGTATAGATGAAGAGACAAATAATTCACAAGTAACAATACATTAAAGTATGTGGAGTATATGAAGATGAGACGTAAGCAAGTAAAAGAAGATATGGTAAATAGTCCTGCCCATTATAATGATTTTGGTATAGAATGTATTGATGCTATACAAGCTGCTACGGGCACTGAATTTAAAAGTTATTTACAAGGAAATATTATGAAGTATTTGTGGAGATACAAATACAAAGGCAAGCCTTTACAAGACTTGCAGAAAGCCGAGTGGTATTTATCTCGCCTAATTGATGTGGTGCAAGATGAGAAAGTCGAAGATAACGATTAGAGTGTCTGCTGAAGTAGATTCAGGAGAGTTCACACTTGACAAAGAAGAGCTTCCAGTTATATTGGAAGAAATGATTAGTGACCTACTACATGAAATAGTTGGGTTGCAAGCAAAAGATGTAACTATAAGGGTATTAAGATGAAAAGTAACGTAATTTTACCAACGTATTATCAACAATTTATTCACAAGTCTAGGTATGCAAGATGGCTTGATGATGAAAATAGAAGAGAGGAATGGCACGAGACTGTGGGCAGATATGTAGATTTTATGAGTTCACATCTTTTGAAAAAACATGATTATATCATTCCTGACAATATTAAAAATGAATTACATGAAGCTATACTTCATTCTGAAGTTATGCCGTCTATGAGAGCTATGATGACTGCAGGCAAAGCTTTAGATAGAGATAACACTGCAGGATATAATTGTTCTTATCTGCCAGTAGACGACCCAAAAGCATTTGATGAAGCTATGTATATACTTATGTGTGGCACTGGTGTTGGATTCTCTGTGGAGAGGGACTGCATAAGCAAGTTACCTGAAATTCCTGGATTATTATTTGATACAGAAGAAACTATTATTGTTAAAGACAGTAAAGAGGGATGGGCGAAAGCTTTCCGTAAGCTATTGGCTTTGCTATGGGCAGGAGAAATACCTAAGTGGGACTTATCTCTCGTCAGACCTGCAGGTGCTAAACTAAAGATATTTGGTGGTAGAGCATCAGGACCTGCACCTTTGGATAATCTGTTCCGATTCACAGTAAAAGTATTTAAAGAAGCAAAAGGTAGAAAGTTGTCTAGCCTAGAATGTCATGACTTGATGTGCAAAGTCGGAGAAGTAGTTGTCTCTGGTGGTGTAAGACGTTCTGCCATGATAAGTTTATCCAACTTATCTGACGATAGAATGAGACACGCAAAGACTGGGGAGTTTTACAAAACTGAACCACAGAGACAAATGTCAAATAATTCAGTGGCTTACACAGAAAAACCTGACCCATACACATTTATGAGAGAGTGGCTTTCTTTGGCTGAGTCTGGCACTGGAGAGAGAGGCATGTTTTATCGTGGGGCGGCTAAGAATAAGGCGGCTGAGAATGGTAGACGAAATTCTGAGTATGACTTCGGTACTAATCCGTGCAGTGAGATTATATTGCGTCCATACCAGTTCTGTAATTTATCTGAAATAATTGTACGTGGTACTGATACTATTAAAGATTTAGAAAGAAAAGTTCGCATAGCCACAATAATAGGTACATTTCAATCTACCTTAACTCACTTTCCTTACTTACGTAAAATATGGCACAACAATACGGCTGAAGAAAGATTGTTAGGTGTATCTATGACAGGTATCATGGATAACGCTATTACTAATGGCAAAGATAGCAATGATTTAGAAAGTGTGTTAATGATACTTAAAAAGATAGCAGTTGATACCAACAAAGAGTTTGCTGAAGCTATAGGCATACCTCAATCTACTGCTATTACTTGTGTAAAACCATCAGGCACAGTTTCACAACTCACAGATTCTGCGTCAGGTATTCATGCAAGACATAGTCAGTACTACATAAGAACTGTGCGTTGTGATAAAAAAGACCCACTCACACAGTTTATGATGGACCAAAACATACCATGGGAAACCGATGGATGGAGCCAAAGCAATGCTGTTTTTAGCTTTCCTATCAAAGCACCTGATATGTGTGTCACTAGAGATGATATGTCTGCTATTGAACAACTAGAGTTTTGGAAAATTTATGCAATGCATTGGTGTGAGCATAAGCCATCTGTAACTATATCGGTGGGTAAAGATGAGTGGCTTGAGACTGGTTCTTGGATATATAAGAACTTTGATATAGCTTCAGGCTTGTCTTTCTTACCAAGAAGTGATATGGTGTATGAACAAGCCCCTTACCAGGATTGTACAGAAGAACATTATAAGGAGTTTTTAGCTAAGATGCCTGAGTTTATTGATTGGTCAAAACTTGCTGATTACGAACAAGAAGATAATACTGTAGGTAATCAAACACTAGCTTGTACAGCAGACAGTTGTGAAGTGGTTGATATAGTTAATTAGGAGTTAACATGGCTATTGTTGATAGGTTCTACATACAAGGTCAGAGAGACTTCTATAGAACGAAAAAGACTGGACGTATTATACATGAGTCCACTAATCCATTTAGTCCCTCTTCTTTTAGAGGAAAAGAATGGTTAAGAGGATTTAACCAAAGTTATTTTAAAAATTTAAGGAGAAACAAAAGTGAGAGAAATGTTACTAGCCGCACTTAAGTCTTATTACGTAGGATACATAAATAAGCATATTGCGAACGTAGAAATATATTTAAGTAGGTCATCAGGCATCGGAGAGCACTCAGATATCATAGAGGCTATGGATAAAGAAATAGAGCAGATTGATAAATATGATGCACGACTATCTATGATACTTAAGTATTTAGAAAGAAAACAGACAGAAGAAATTACTGAAAGTAAAAAGAAGTGAAGCCGTCAGTAAAAGACCGAAAGAAGTTCGATATTGATTTGAACTATGGTGAGGTCAGAGAAAAACAAGTTGCAGATATGCTTCAGAATAAAAAAATTGAAGTTAAATCTGAGAGAGATATGTGGCAACGAACTGGCAATATAGCAGTGGAGTATGAAAGTTATGGCAAACCTTCGGGAATCAAAGCAACAGAATCAGATTATTGGTTTCATAACCTATGTATTGGCAATGAAACCTACGCAACACTTGTTTTTCGGACTGATGTTCTACGCAGTATTATTGACTCTCTTGACTACACTAAAACAGTAAGAGGGGGCGACCACAATGCATCAGCGATGTATTTGCTTAATATCCAAAAATTATTTTCATCAGACGTAATTAAGGCATTCAGAGAAAGGAACAAGAATGGCAAAGATAGAGAAACCTCAGAGTCCAGTGTGGAAAAACGCACAGAGGTATAGGGCTAGATTTTTTGAAACACGTTTTCCCATATGTGGCACACATTTAGTGTACGTAGTAGAGGGTAGAAAATGGGCAAGAATATCACAAGGAGACTTAGTTAGTGGTGACAACAGAAGTACACTATCTAGGTTTAAGATGAGTATGAAGGAATGGGAGAAACTTCCATCAAAGGAAAAATATGACGATAGAGCTATGGCAACTGTGGTTAGTAATAGCAGTAACAATTAACACAATAATTAACTTAATAGTATTCTTTAAAGGAAGAAAAATAAAAGATGTCGATAAAAAGAATTGAACTTATAAATGATTTAGATTTAGAGCTTTCGTTAACCTTACATGGCATAGGTGTTGTAATAGCACCTGAGCACGAAGACCCTTCCTTCAGCGAATACACCTGGGATGATATTTTAGAGACACTTATAGATAGTCACACGATTGCAGTGTTGAGGAAAAATGATGTGAGGATTAGTGGTAGCAGTAAAGAGTTTTTGACGAGAGTTGCAGAGCAGCTTCGTTTACAAGCTAGTAAAATAGAAGATAAGCTAAGTGCCATGGAAGTGATTAACGAAGGTTAAGTGCTGTCGTTAATCTCTTCTTCGCTTACTTCATTAAAATTAGGCATCGGCATATATTGAGAATATAAATCTATTTCTGCTCTTTCTAGTTTTTGTAATAATTCTTCTCTACTTAAATTAGTTTTTGTAAAATCTACTTCTATAAAAGTTAACCCATTTTCTTCACTAGGTGTAATTACTTTAGGATTTAAACCTAAACTTTCTAAGGCTTTCATTTTATATTTACCATACTGTAAAGAGAATCCTAAGTTTTTAGGTGCCTTATCAATTTGACTTTTAGGTATCTTTGCAATAACCTCTGCTAGTTTTTCGTCTGTCGGCTTACCATATTTTAAATAAAAGGGATTATTAGCACGTTGTTTATGATAACTAAATACACTCTGCCCTAGAGGAGGTTTAAAATGTTGTATAATATTTACCCGGCTTATAATTTTTTCTTTGAGCTCCTCTACTGATTCTGCTGTTCTTCTAAAACGTCCTAGTAGAGTTTCTCCTTCATACAACTTAAAAATCTCTTTTGATGTTTTGTCACTAAAAAGTTCTACTAATTTACTTGGTGCTGACGTGCTTGGTGTACCTTTTATCTTGTCTTTAAATCCCATTCCTAATAGTGCATAGTCATCCATGTTATTTAATATGTTGTTAACTATTTTAGAATTATTGTTTTTAACATCATCTACAAGAAACTTGTGCACCAATCTGTCTAAATCAAATTTATCATTATACTCTCTCCAAAATCTATAAAGTTTTTCTATATCTTTAACTTTGATAAATTTAGGGTTTCGTATCGCAATATCAATTCTACTGCCAGGAAGTATATCTTCTAACACTATGCCATTTTTCATTAAGAATAATTGAGTAAATTCTTGAAAAGGTGTTAAAATTTCTACTGCTTCTACAATGTCTCCTTCAAGTTTTCTCGGCTCAGCATCAGTTAATATATTAAAGAAATGTTTATCTGAAGCAGATACAGTATCTTTTTGTAAAGGACTTTTTATATAATCATTAACTAATTTATAATTATAATCCTCCGTTAAATGTCTAGACCATCCTGCTAGTTTAGCCATGGTCGTAAAAGTATTAAACTGCAATTTATCAAATCCATCTTTAAGAGCTTGTTTCACGTTGTGCAATGTACTTAATTCAACTAATTTGTCAGGACGTCTTTGTAAGTTTGCAAATGCCATATCTGCAATATTGTCTATGTAGACGTTGCTAGTGGTTATTCCTTGTTCTGCGTCCATATAACGCTCAAACTGTTCCATTTGTTCTTCTGCAGAGAGAGTCCCTTCTCTTGTTGTCGTCATACGCATGTGTTGTAACATTGACTCTGGAGAAGTAAATCCTTTAGTGGCAGAACGCTTAAATGTATCAAATTGTTCCTCACCAAGTCTTTTTATTAAATTTCCTTTTCCCCAGTTCCGTTCTATTTCCTGCATTCTGTTTCGTAACACAGAAGGGAACATGCGTGATGCACTTGTTTCTCCTGTCTCACTAGGAACACTTTTTCTGTATAAGTTATATAACTCGGGTCCTCCCAGTTCTTCCCACTTTCTTAATTTACGTAAATTATCTGCTGTTCCAGTGTTTTCTAAAATAGATTTAATGGCATTTGCTTGACTTATTTTTCCTGTTAAATCACTCGGGTCTCTAGCCATAAAAGCAGATTCTTGAGCCTTAATTTTAGCAAAAGTGTTAAATAAATTTTCTAAAGTGTCAACTGTTATAGGTTCTCCCATTCCGTATCTATTTGCATCTCCGAAGTTTATACGAAGACTTATATCTTTTTTTGATTTGAAAACCCCTGGTAAAAACATTCTTTCGTCCATTCCATATCCTTTACTAGTAGTAAAACTGTTATGAATAGCTCGTTTTGCATATTCTACTATAGAGTTATACGTATCTCTGATTGTATCAGTGACATCTCCGTTTGGTTGATTAGCATTACTTTTTATATATTGTAATACTTCATCAATATTCATTCTATTTGCTTCAATAGCCCCCCTTGTCAAAATACTATAGTTTTGACTGTTCATAAGGTCTCTCTGCAATTTTAAATTTGGAACAGCAATATTTTGTAGAATAGCATTCATCTCTTGCATCTTCATTTTAAAATTCAACAGTGTCTCTATAAATCTTCTTTTATTATAATCCCCATCAACATTTTGAGGATACTCTAGTATAAAATCAGAATCTTCTATACCATAATTGTTAAGATTTCCAGTCTCATCAATAGCTGTTATCTCTGACACTCCATCTACAGTTTGTTTCTGCAATGGTACTTTTTTTGAGGGGTCTAACATATTATATTCATCTAAAAAAGATGGTTTAGTATATGTTTTAACACTTAGTAACTCATCAGGTATTGCGTTTATTGCTCTAGTGTAAATATCAGCTGCGGTGTAAGGGTGAACATCTTCAGGGGCTAATTCTTTTAATTGTAAACTTCTTACATGTCCATACAGAGGTGCTCCTCCTTCTTCTCCAACAACAGATGGATGAAGGTACTTTTTTTGATAACTATATGGAGAAGTAACACCTTTAGCTTTTAATCCGACCCCCTCTTCAGAAAAAGTTATTTTAAATGGGAGCTGCATAGCTTTTTCTGAAGAGCCAAAAGCATTGCCTTCAGGAAAACTGTTAAAATAAGCTTTAACATTAGTGCTGTAAAAAGGACTTTTTTTTGTCTCTACTACGTCTAAATTAGATAACTCTTCAGGTATGTTTAAGTCTTTGACTCTTAATATAGGTAAGTCCTTGGGATTACCTTTTGCAATAGCTTCTTTTATTACTTTAGTGTTATCAGGTAAATTTGTATCAAACTCAGGTAACTTTACTAACTCATCGGTTTCGTTAGATATTGTAACAGGTGTGCCATCATCATCAAATACAGAATCCATTTCAGTCTTTTTGACTGTTGGGGCTTTTCCAAATCTGTCTTTAACAGTTACACCTTTTTGTGATAAAGCTTGTCTAAGTATTTCTTTACCACTTACATCACTGTTCTTTTGTATATTAGCTAAGATACTTTTAGTTAGATATTCTTCACCAGTTAAACCCTTCATACCTTTTAGTCCAAAACCAAAACCTGAGCCTAATGCATTCTTAGGTTTAGTAAGAGGGTTTGTGAATTGTGCAGGTCCAAGGAAACGTAATATGCCACCTGCTGAAGGAGCATATTCAGAAGGTCCTGTGAGACTAAAAAATGGTAAATCTTTAGGGTCTGTAGCTTCATCAGGTGGACGTGCAATGAAACCAGAAGTCATCCCTTCTGGCACTATTGGACCAGGCTCCGTTCTATTCAAAGTGTTTATGAGGTTTTTAGGACTCATTAATCCTAAATCGGTTGGAGGAGTATTTGATAAAGTGGACTTATAATTTTCTTTTTGTTGAGCAATATTTAATTTTTCATCAATGAGTTTATCTTTTATAGCTGTTTTACTTTGTCGGTATAAGCCAGGAAGTATTGGTAGCACTTCTTGATAATCTAAAGATATTCTAGGACTATATTGTTCTTCTACTATTTCTTTTGTTAAGGAAAGCATACCTGCTTTTTTTCGTTTTTCAGCAGCAGCTTTACGTCTTTTGACGAATCCTTTGACATCTTTTTCAGTTATATTTAAGTCTTCTTCTGTACGAGGAGTATACCCACCTTCCAGCCCAAAGACATCACGATAGCTTAAGCCAAACATTTCTTTTTGCACATTACTTAACGTGCTATAATCTTGACCATAGGATATTGTTTTTTCATCATCAGCCATTATTATTCTACCTTAAAGATTCAGTTTGTTTTCTTAAACTTTGTATAGTTTTATTAAGTTCTGGGTCGTCTAACAGTTTTTCCGTTTGGGCAGACTCATCACTACGTTGAGAACCTAGTAAAGCAAGCTGTGTAATAATATTACCTACAGACCCTGCCCCTGTAAAATACCTTAATAATTTTTTAGACTGTGGTTGTGGTGGACCAATACCAGTCATTGCATCAGAAAACGCTTTATTAGCAAACAGCTTTGCTATTCTTCCTTGTGCACTTAATCTAGCCATACCAGATATAAACTTGGATGGGTCTAAGGTAAACATATTACCAATAATTTGAGCACCTGCTAAAGCAGAACCTGCATCAGTACCAGCATTTTGTATAACCCCCACATAGTTTTTCATACCATTTAGTAATTTTTTATCTTCTGCAGTTAATATCTTTTGAAATACCCCCGCACCATCTAACTTTGTTATAACTTCGTCTAACTTATTTGGCATAATTACTGTATCACCAATTTGTGAATATGCACTTTGTTTTTGAGTTACCTCTTTAAAGACACCACTTTGTTTAGAGAATACATAATCTAATAAACCTGCTCTTATGTTAGTTATTTCTGTTTTCTGTTGTCCTTTAGGCATTTTACGTATGATATCCATCATAGTGTCAACTGTCTTAGTTAAATCTAGGTCTCTAGCTTGGACAATATTATCAAATACATTCTTTAACTCTGTATTTTTTATACGTGAGCCTAATGCCAAGCTTTCTGCCATTTGTGTACTTTCTAACTTAGCTATCATGTCTAAATCTTTAAATACAGAGGCTTTGTCTATTCCTAAACTTTTTAATTCACGGGGACTATAAGATTCTATATATCTTTTTACATCTGCGGCAGAATCAGTTTTAACAGGGCTAACATCTGATGCACCTTTTATTTTATTACTGATTACATCAGCAAAAGCTTCTTTTATTCTTGTCATAGGTCCAATAGGTACATCCTTGCCTTTGAAGTTTTTCATTATGTAATCTTCTTGAAAAGCAATGTTACTTAAAGTTTTTTGTACAGGTTGTTTTCTTCCCGATGAACCTGGGGAGATACCTATAGCTTCTGGTATGGTTGTTCCTTCCTGACCAGTTTTAGCACCTATTCTAGCTTGTAGCTGTGCCTCTGTTTCCATAACATCAAAGGTTTGTCTGTAAAATGCATTAGCTGCATCTATTTCTTCTTTCACGCCTGTTATAGTAGGTTTACCTTTTGGCACGATGGGATTAGCTATTTCGTCTAATAGTGCTGTCCTAAGTCTTTGTGTAAAGGCTGCTAACTGAGGATTAGAAGCTGTACCCACATCTCTGCCAAAAACTCCCTTTGACATTTGCCCGAGTAATACAGCATATCCATGTAATAATTGTGCAGGAGTTTTTATTTGTATATCATTTGTTTCTAAATATTTAGCATACTCAGGATGATTTTTCTTTAATTTTGTAACAGCTTTCTCAACACCTTTTGCTGTTAAAACACGAGTGTTGCCACTTATAGCACCTAACTCCATCAGGTCGGCTACTATAGAATCAACTTTAGGCTCACCTGTGACTACAGGAGTGCTACTAGCTTCTATAGGACTACCTGGTTTTTGTTTGCTGACTGGAATCGTTGTCTTTACTTCACGATTAACAATTAATCCACGTATTCTTTCTAAATTATACGTACTGCCACCTAGCTTATCAAATATGTTTTTGTACATACCTCTAGATTCAGTCATACGTAAATCAAAAAACAGTTCTTCTAACTCATTTAATTTTGTACCAAGTCCTTCAAAATCTACAACAGTTTTACCTTCTTTTATATTTTTAAGCATTGTGCCCATGCTTGACATTGCGGCTCTAAACTGTGCAAAGTTGCCCCCGCCTATATTTTTTCTTTGTTCTTTTAAATAATTAACAGCACTTTGCATTTGAGAACGTAAGACTTTTGGTATAATTACAGATGTTTGCTCGGCTAACGATGCAAGTCTGGATATTTTTTTATCCATAGTTCTTTGTGGGAGAATAGTAGGGACTAAACCTTTTTTATCTGCAAATTCTTCTGCTTCAATAGCAGATTTATAAATATTAGTATCATCTATAGTTGCCCCTTCTCTTACCCTAGACAGGGAACCTTTTAGTTTATCCACTAGAGCAAGTGGGAAAGTTATAGCTGTACCAAATATACCACGTAATTCCTGTTTGAACTCTTCCTCTGTTATATTAGCTTTTTTACCGATTAACTGTTTAAACGCTTGTCCTGCTTTTGGGTCGGTGACTATTTTCTTTATGTTTTCTACAAAACTTCCAAATTCTTCAGCATCTTCACCACGTAAACCTAATTCTTCTTGTATGAATTGTCTGCCTCTTTCTACACCTTTGTTAGTTGTGTACAACATATAACCAAGACCTGCTAATGCAACTACCGGTGCAGCCACAGCTCCTGCAACAGGAATCAACGATGCTAAACTTGTTAAAGCAGTGGTAGTTAATATAGATGTACCAACTGCTACTGAGTCACCTAATACTTCATAACCTAGCATAGGAAAATATTTTTGCACGTAATCTAAAGTGTTTTGAGTGGGGCTCGTAAATGGCGTAAAACTACCATCGGGTTTCTTTAAACTTACATAATATTTATCTTGAAAAAAGGAAGCATCCTTATCTTCAATAACTTTATAGTTACCTACACCAACTCTTTCTTTTAATGCATTCTCAAACTGTTCTTTGTTGTCTGCAAAGCCTGTTATCGCTTGTCCCCCAAAGCCCAAGATATCTGATACTTCTTGATTATTTTTCTCGAAAGTGCCTCCCATGTCAGTAGCAAGGTTAGATATACGTGAGGTTCTAGCTGCATCAAGTTTTTCTGCGTTACGTTTAAGAGCCTCTGTGTCCATAGTTTTCATTTCAAAAGGTTCACCAGAAATGAAAGGTATATCACTAGGTCCTACGTAAGGTTCTTTAAACATAGGTTCTAAGTCAGGTTTTTCTTGAGTTGTAACTGTGCCTGCTGGAGGCACATTTGAGACAGAATTGCCTACTTGTTTATTAAGACTTTGTATAGTCTTATCTAATTCATCTTGTTCTTGCATTATGTTCTCTGAGTTGTACCATCAATTTCTATTAAGAAAGGATTTTTGTACCTTGCTTTATATTCTTGTAGACTTTGATAACGAGGGTCGACGGATGCTTGGAAAGCTCCTACTGAGTTTTTAGCGAGTATCATAGCTTGTGCTACTTGTCTCTGCATTGTTTGGTCTGTCGAGGTTACATCTAATCTCTGTGCTCTAACTAATTGGTCAAATACTAGTTTTGCTACAGATGCTTTATTTATATCTAATACACCATCATCCCCAGTTTCTATGATACTAATTCCACCTTGTTTACCTGCACCATAATTAACAGCAAATGCAGTAGCCATTGAACTTACAAATTGTCTTTCCAGTCCTGCTATGGCAGCCAGTGCACGAGACTCTCCTATAGTTGGGTCATTGAGTATACCTATATATCTTTCAATTAAAGCTTTATCTTGGTCAGATATTCTAGGGTCTTTGAATATGGCATCTTTTGCACCCTTAAAAAATTCAATAGAACTTTGCAACGCAAGCTGTAAATCAGCACCACCTAAATCTTGTGCAAGTCCTGAAGCACCAAATATGTCAGCAAAGTCACTGGCTGTTCTTCTGAACTGTCCTAAGATGTTAAAAGCGTTGGGATATTTAGCTAATGTTCTTCTCAGCAAGCCTATCCTATCGAAGTTTTTATAGTTAGTTGAAATTAATTCATTATTAACATCTTGTATTTCTTTACTAGGAGCAGCTATTTTACCATCTACATATCTATCTATAGCTTGAAATTTAGGTCCGTCTTCACCATATATCATCATGCCAAACTCTCCTTGAGAACCTTTTTGAGGTGGGTTAAGGACTGCTTGCTCTGCTAATGCTGTTATATCTTCTTCAGACTTATTTTGATTACCTGGTTGTGCACGTATAACATTTTTCATACTATTTAGTTTTTGTTGAAACTGGCTGCCACCTGAAGGAGGTCCCGATAAGCCTCTTGACATAGCTTCTGGAGTAGCTCTTGCCGTTGCATTTAATTCAGGCATATCAAATGTTCCTGATAATACTTTTTGTACTTGGTCAACGGGTAGATTACTTCTCTGAGCAAACATTTCAACTACGTCATCTGGAGAATAATATTTAAATAAATTTTTAAACGAGTTGAATATAGAATCCTTAGATGCATTTTTAGGAGCTATATCTACGTTTTCTATTTTAGTAACTTCTGGTGGCAATTCATTAGCTAGTGTATTCACGTCAACTTTTGTTATAGGAATGTTATTATCGTACGCACTTAACATATTATTTATTATTTTACTGGCTTTATCTATACTTTTACCACTTATTTTATATGCTTGTTCTGCTATACCTTCATCAACACTAAATGATTTTGCAATAGTTCTTATGTTATCTATATCTGATAAAGCCTCGGCTTGTTTCTTTTGAAAGTCTCCAGCTTTAGCATTATATAATTTACCTATGTTGTCCATTCTTGCAACAGCATCTTGCATAGGAGCTTCTAATGCCTGTTGTAATACAGGTAGTGCCCCTCTCATAATTCCGCCTAGTGTTATAGCCATTACTCTGCTCCTTGTTTAGCCATTAGACCTGTAGGTTTCTCCTCCATAGGTGGCTCTTCAGGCATATCTTCTTTCATTCTATCGGAAAAACCTTTCATTGAATTAGTATTAAACTCTTCTTTTTCTTTTTTAAACTCTGCTATCTGTTGTAGTCCTTTATCAATCATAGAGTCTTGGTCTTTTATAACTGTGTATTCAACGTTTGCTTGTTCTGCTAAATGCATAATTAACATGGTTAAGTCTTCACCAGCTAATATAGCAACATCAGGATTCATAAGTCCTTCTGAAAATCCTGCTAATAATAAAGAGTCTACAATAGTAGATATAGGTATTTGTGCATCTACTAAACTTAATAATTTATCTGCTACCTCGTCTTGCTCAAATTTATCTATGAAATAATCCATGACTTCATCAGGGGTGTTTAACATAGGGGGTTTGTCCCACGGATATATGCCTGGAGTTTTTGTTAAAGATTGTCCTGGGATAGCAGTATCAAACGAAGAGCGTTCTTTACCACTAGGAAGTTCCATAGTGTCTTTGAGTTGAATATTCATTGTTATGCCTTACTTGTTAATAGACCTAACTGTTTTTTTAAAATAGAATTGTAGATACTCTGAGGTCCATATGTGCCTGTTTCTACAGATGCAGGTCGTGATTTTTGCCCATAATAACTGGCTCTTCTTCTTTGAGGTCTACCAAATTTTCTATATAAATCAACCTCTGGTGGTGCTTTTAGTTGTGTTTGTGGTAACTGACTTCCTTTGCCAAACTTTTGCATAACCAAATTAGTGGCTATAGGAGCTATAATACTCATCATTTTTAATTTTCCTAACTTCTATTAATTGCTGCAATACCTAGGGCAGATATGAAACCACCGATAGCATTAGATGATTTCTCATCTAAGTATTGATTATATAAGTCGGCAGTTACATCTGCTTCTAATATTGCCATGGCATAATTAAATGCTCTATCTTGCGAGTTTTCAGCAGAGGTATATGCATAATCTGCTTCATCTCTATACTGTTGCCATATATTATTAAGTGCAGTGTTTGATATATTTAGGTAATTAGCTGCGTTAAGTTGGTTGGCTGCGTTTACAGCCGCAGTATTAGCTGTATTTACATTTCTACGCCAAGTGGCGTTAGACTGTGCAATCTCTACAGCATTCTTTGTATTAAACTGGTCTCTGCTATTTTGCATAGTAGCACGGAATTGATTGAGTGCGTTTGCCTGCCCTGCATTAAACTGTTGTTGTGCATTGAACTGCGTAGAGTTTAATTTATTTATATCAGCAGTCAAAGTCTCAAAGAACTGATTAACTTGATTTTGACTTGTTGCATTGAAGTTTTGTGCAGCGTTCTGTGCTGCTTGGTCTGACAACAGTGTCTGCATTTTAGCTTGTTGATTTAAAGCTTCAGTTTGTTGTGCGTTTGTTAAGTTGGACATATCCATCTGCAAAAAGCCTTGTGCATTTAGCACCATAGCCTGTTGCCTGTTATTTAGGTTTGCCATATCCATCTGTGCAAGAGTCGCAGCGTTAGCTAAACCAGTTGCTTGTGCGTTACTTAAGTTCTGTAGATTAATAGTTTCTATAGCCTTAGAATTTGCGAACACACGTTGTTGCTCTTGATTAAAGTTTAAGTTAGCAGCTTCAGCAAATTTTTCAGCGTTGAGGATGTTTGCTTGTTGTTGGTTGGAGAGTGTTTGTCCAGCTAAAGCGGCTTGAACTTGCATCTTCGCAAGAGCAGTTTGTTGTCTATTGGATGTATTAGCCAAAGACACATTTAAATTATTTTGGGTATTTGTTAAATTAGCCTGCTGTTGATTATCCATTATCTTTACAGCAGTTTGATAATATGTTTGAGCATCAGCAGTTGCTATAGGTACAGAAGCCTCAAGTATGGCTTGTGTTATAGCAGCTCCTGCCATAGAAGATGCGGCTAATCCTCGCTGAGCCATTTGTGCAGTAGCAGTACGAACTACTCCAGCAGCCCATGATGGCACTTGACCATCTTGAAATTGTTCAGATATACGAGATAGCTGTCCTTGTACAGTCATCTCTGGTGTAACAGTCATAGTTGCACCTTGTATATTACTTACAAAGTCTGACTGTGCTGCAGTTGTATCACCTAAGAAAGCTGTATCTGCAACAGCACCAGAAACTACCTCTGGAGCAGTTACGGCTCTTGCAGCTGTATCTGCTTGACTTATTAATCCTTGGGCAGTACCCTGTTGAGCTTGAGCCTGAGCTCCAGGAGAAACTGTGCCTTGAGCAGCTACTGCTTGTGCATCTTGTGATACTGTTCCTGTTTGTGCTACTGCGGCAGGCGTAGTTGCTCCTACTAAAGAAGGCTCTACAGTTGCTGCTGGGGATACTGTTGGTGAGGCGGCTAGGGCAGTTTGTGCTTGGGATATAGGAACTTCAGGCGTTCCCTGAAGTGCATAGGCTTCAGGAGATATTTCTTCGCCTGGTTCTATTTGTTGAGATTGTGGTACATATTGTCCCTGGGAGGGCATGGTTGGGTTAGTAACTTGTTGACCCATATATTCATCTACATTTTCAGTGGTGGTGTTTTTCTCAGCCATTACTTACTTCCCATCAATATCTTGTCTAACTTATCTTCTAATCTTCTCATCGCATCCATTATTTCATGAACATCATCCTTAACGTCATCCTTACGTGCATACTCTTCTCGTGTCTTGTTAAGGAGTATCTGTATGCGTTTAACTTCTTGGAACATTTTATTAAATGCCCAACCAAAAGGAACAACAACCATTGTTAATATAATGTTCCAAAATAGCATTGCATCTATTTCCATTTATATCTCCTCTGGCCAATCATA